ATGTTCTCCGAGAAGGGTGACATCGCAAGCCAAGGGGGGGAAATACTGACCCGAAGGTTCGTCTCCAGAATAAGGCCATGGAGCATGAGCAGCGCAGTCTCCATGCTCTTCGGCGACAGAGAAGATAAATGAGCCGGGTAGTGCTTCGGCATCGCCGTCCAATTCATCCCAGAGCGCAAGGATACACTTGCCTTTTGACCTAAGCAAGGCTGGAGACAGGGAGGAGTAGGGGCCGACATAGAGGTCGGGAGACTGCATCTCAAAGGCTTTGAAGGCCTTCATCTTGTCGGGAGACCATACAGCTACGTCGTGCCCGAGACGAGCAAATCCATAAGCCCATGACTCAACACCTATGTCGTTATGGATCAGCACCCTCATTTTGCCACCTCTTTTTTGCGCGAGCGCCCTGCCAATCTACGCGCGCGGATCACGTCTTGAATCTGGTCGATCTCCACGAGACTCGTTCCGGAAGGATGCACTGCAAGCAAATGCCCACTTTTCTCAATGACGGAGTTTAGGACTTCGTAGGCAAACCATCTTGCGCAGCGTTCTTGAGAGGCGATCTTTCGGAAAAGATCCAGCTCCAGACCTTCCAACGCCGCAGCCTGCGCCCACCGAGGATAGGCTCCATAAGTAAAGTGCGCAACAACTCCATCGTCCAAATTCACACCCACTTCGTCTTTACGTTGTTCTTTCCGTTTGTCGACGGCTACCACAGACCCTTCGTGGTTCAGACATCCAAGAAAGTCCGTTCCAAACACCAGGTCGCCGCACAGTAGGATTGTTCGCTTGGCCGGACACGACTCGATCCCTAAAAGGAACGACCGCGCGACGTTAGTTTCTTCGTAATCCTCATTGAGCGTGTAACGCACGTCGGACGGCAATGCCCGAATAACTTTATCGGCACAGTGTCCAACTACAACGACGATTTCCGAATCCGGAAAAGATCGACGAATCAAAAATATCTGTCGGCTGATGACGGTTTCGCCTCCGCCAAGAGCGATCAGGGCCTTTGGCCCCTTGGTCTTCATCCTCCGGCCTACGCCGGCTGCTGAGATTACGACAGTAAGTTTTGACAATGTCGCCTCTTTACTTCGCTAAGACACTTGGTCCAGTGTTCTGCAGGCTGACTCCGAGATAACTGCCAGGCGCCCTCGTTGACCAACATCATTGGTTCAGGAACATGAAGGATCACTCGCTTCTGAGCAATCCTCATCCACAGCTCGTAATCCTCACACAAAGGCAATGCTTCGTCATAGAGACCAATTTCGGCCAGGGCAGACTTACGGATTATTCCGGCGGAATGAACCATGTTGTCTACAGCCAAACCCCTCCGGCTGTAGGACGGCTTGCAGTGGTGAATGCGAATGCCATCGCGTACGTGATAGTAATCGTTGTAAACCGCCCCGGCTATTTCTCCATACTTATTCAGGGCATTCAGACACTTGTCGATACGTCCCGGAATGAATCGATCATCCGCATCAAGTATTGCAAAATAGTCAGCCTCGTCCCAGGCAGAACGTATTGCCCAGTTGCGAGCCGAGGAAGGACCCCGCGACTCGTTAGCGGCAAAGAGGTTGACACGAATCCCTGAGACTAGGCCCGAGCAGTAAGGAACTTCTCCGGCCTGTTCTGTCTTAGGATGATCCATCATGGATACGACCCGGTCGGCCGAATCATCTGTCGAACCATCGTCGACCACCACAACCAAGGAAGGTTTTTCGTCAACTGCGCTGGACAGGCACCCCTCGATAAAATGCCCGTAGTTGCGATTGGCAATAATGACGACGACCCGCTCAGGCCTCATGTGGGAGAGTCCCTTCTACAATGACGACCCCAGATTTCTGGGCGTGAGCGATGCGCTTAATTTTTTCAGCAACGCTGAAAATTCGGTCGCCATTCTCCCACTCGACTTCGGACCAACCTCCGACCATGCCATAGATTTTGGTCTGTACGATAGTGCCGTGCATGTGAGACGGGTCTACCAGGGCGATCCGGTGATGAAGCCAGTTGACCTGATAGTCGAGATCCTCAACGGTAGTATGACCCAATGAAAGACCGGCGACGCAGAATAGGAGATAGACACCCCTGGCATCCATCGCCCCCTCGTGAGTGGCATCAAACTGAGTGTAAGTGTCATTTACGATCGAACGCACGGACCACTCGAACGTAGGGCGGCTATCCCTTAGGAGCATGACGATGTCCTGAGGGCGCGCTCCGGGGCGGGGAGTGGTGACAAATACCACCTGTCGCACTGACATGGTCTGCTTGGCAAGTTGGTCAATTGTAATTTTGACGTCTTCGACACTACGACTGTCGCAGCAGACGACAGCCGCCACCTCGAGCTGCCTTTCTTTATGAACCTTGCGTATCGCCTGCTGGGTGCCCATTTCTCCAGCCCAACTGTCTGGGCGGTAATAGGGGCAGAATCTCTTTACAGTTTTGAAATAATCTCCATCCATTGCTAGAGACCCCGATTCGTTGAGAACCTCGAACATACCGGCTTCACAGCCAGTCTGCTTACCGTTCTCGATCCGCGAAAAAAAACAACCCTTGCAGGATGTGCTCAGTTCTTCATCAACCACGTTTCGCCTCCACATAACTAAAATTGTTGCGGGTGTAGGACTTTACGATATTCAGGCCAAGCGAGACCAGGGCACTTTTGAGTTCTGGGAGAGTGCCCACGCTCACACGTCGTCGCCCGGGTGGACCGAATATAGACTGTCGGAAAGACTCGTGATCACCGCTCACGACCAATAGTCTAGATATCTCGACCATCTCGAGCGTGCCCAAGACAATAGATCCACCATCACCCAAACGTGAAGTCCAGTGAGCCAGAACCATATTTCTGTGCTCGGGGTGGAAAAAATCCAAGACGTCGAGGGCCAAGATCTCAGCGGCCTCCCCCTCCTCCGACACGCGGGATAGGTCAGTCAGACTGACTCCCCCCACAGGACGCGAAGGATCTACTTCCACGTAGCCCGGCAGCATCATTGCCGGCTCGGCGACACTCAGTCGGATCTTGACCATAGTCTCCTCCACCACGGCATCCAGAGGGATCGCTCTAGCACCGCATCCCAGTCCTTTACAAAGCGGCTCTTACTATGTCGTTGTATAACTCGCTCTCGGGACGCAAGACCGATTTGAGAACAGTACTGTGGGTTAGCCAATAATCTACGAATCATCTTAGTCATCTGGGCGGGGTCATCCACTAGGAAGCCTGTCTCGCCATGAGTAATTGTTTCTTCGGTAGCTGCTATACGATGCGCGACGACGCAGCATCCTGCGGCCATGGCTTCTAGTACTGTAACGGGGGAGGTGGAATGAGTCGCCGTACAGAGGAAGATCTGACTGGACTGATAGAAAGATAAGAGTTCTTTGGTATCTTTGGCGGCAGAGGACAAACCAGGCGTATCCCCGACCACTCGGGTTGGTAGGCCCGCGGTCGCCAATTTCCAATAGTTGTATCCACAAACCGCATCTCGTCGGATCCAGTCGTTGACCACAGATAAGCAAATCTGGTCACGGGTTACGCTGGCGACGGGCGGACAGAAAAAATCTGTATCGATGGCGTTGCGAATAATCGGGTCAGTATCGGCTCCACGCCAAAGATGTCGCTGGTGCTCCGTGATATAGACGTTGAGATCACCAAGCGAGCTAGTGGGACTACCTTCAGGGAGAGTATGTTCTATCCTCAGCAGTGGCACACTAAAATATTCTGCTGCTGAAATCGCCGCTTGAAATTGAATGGCGTGCTGAGAGAGTACGAGGTCGGGCCTCACTCCGGGAGGGAGGGCGGGTCCTTGGTCAGAGTAAGGCAACAGAACATGATTAGCAGGCAGGGGCGAGAATCGGAAGTCCCAAGACTTGATACCTGGTCCCTGCCATAGATAAAACTCGGCACGGACCCGATCAAGGGTCGATTGATAACGCTCGTGTGTTGGAAAGGTGAGAACTCGCGGAACGCGAGTCCTCGGCACGCAAGCGTCGAGTATACTGAGGACTTCCGCCATGCAGTCACCCGTCATGAAAATCGTGGTCTGCCGATATTACGCGCGACCAGGATACCGGCGGCCAAGGAGAATTAATCACCCAGGCGCTCAAGGATGTGTCGGATTAGTCCGTGGCGTTGCACGTCCTCTGGCCCCAGTACAACTTTAGCAATATCGGGATGTCCTAGTCTGTCACAAACCCACATTAGTGGATTACCTTCTGAGTGGGGTAGATCCGTCTGCGTGACGTCACCACAAACAATAACTTTGGAATTTTGCCCAAAGCGAGTCATGAACATTTTCATCTGTCGACGAGTCACATTCTGCGCTTCGTCAAGAATGATGACTGCATCATGAAACGTGCGTCCACGCATTGTTTCTAGTGGGACAACCTCAATAGTCTGATTCTGTCTGCAAGTCTTAATAAACTTAGGATCGAGAAAATCACCGAAAGCGTCAAACATTGGGGCCATATAGGGATCTGTTTTTTCTCCTAGTGTCCCAGGAAGTGCGCCTAATCGCTGTCCACATTCAACAATAGGTCGCGTCAAGATAATCTTTTTAATTTTGTCATCATACAGCCAGTTTGCAGCTAGTCCGCAAGCCATATATGTCTTCCCGCACCCTGCTGGCCCCGTACACAAAGTTACGGTGTGGTCATTCATCGCATTTAAGTACACCTGTTGATTGGGTGTCTTAGCCAAGATCTTCTTGCCTGGTTTTTTATGTCCAGCACCAGGAGTAGGACCAGCTCCAGCATCCCTTATCTCTTGCCATGGGATCTCTGATCGTTCACGAAGATCGCCCATAAAATCTTGCCAATTTTTCTTGCGCCGCATTGGTGATAGCCTCCAGAAGGGTCTTTCCGACTCTTTGGGGGGTGAATCGGTACGCCACGTCCAAACCCAGTGACGCCTTTGCGTCACTCTGGGCGTCCTCCTGATAAGCCCTTTGCATCGCTTCGACTAGCCCTTTCGTGGAAGGAACCTGCCATAGCTCATCGGCTCTATACAGATCGGCTGGCTCATCCGCCCCTCCGGAGCAAGGCTCCAGGTAAGTCGGGACCAGATAACCTGCCTCGTCCGAGATATATGAACGGTAGGTTTCAGTATCGGGCACAATCGGCGTGTTTCCCATAGCCATAGCGTCGAAAGCGGGATAACTCCACGCTTCCCCGCACGACGCCTGGACAAAGCAATTTGCGTTGTCATGCAGTCCCATAAGATCATCATCGCTCAATCTCTCGGTAACCACTACAATCTCGGCGTGCCGACAGAGCTTGAGTCCCTGAGCCAACTCGTGAATCATAGCGTAGACTTTTTTGCCGTCGCCGCTAGTCTTAACAACCAAGATAACGGGGTCTGTGGCTCGAAATGCAATCAGAAAAGCCTTGATTAAACCACCGAGGTTCTTGCGTCGAACATTCTCAGAGATCGTGTAAAAAATAAATTTTTGTTCTTCGTGGTATGGAGACAACCAAGAAGGAGAACGATAAGACAAACAGTATCGAGATGGGTCGCTCGGCAAGGGTAATGGAACCACCTGAGTCCGAACAGAACTGTTCGCGCAAGATTCAGCCGAGATGCCTGGCGTAGTCAAGATAAGATCCATCTCGTTCAGCCGAAGTGCCCAGCCCGACGACAGGAAATGGCTGGCTTCGTAGTAGAAGCTCGCCACATTTAGCCCACACCTGACATCGTAGGCCATGGCTGAGGGGAGGGTGTGTTGTACCACAACGTCAATGCGATTGGGCAACGGCTTGTCTTCAAGCTGCGAAATCCTTACCGGACACGGATTGCGGCCACCGTTAAAAGTGATTGGGCGACAAATGACGTTTGCCCCGGCTGCATCAAGTGCCACTGCTGTCTCGCAGCAAGCTCTTGCATAACCCGTACCGTCGTGGAAGTTGCCGACATAAAGAATGTTCATTTTCGCCGACCCTCCCAAAACTCTGTCCGGCGTCGCTCGGCTTCCAGAATCCGCCAGGCACTGTCTCGATCGAATGCAGACATTCGACCACACGGTCCAGGCGGGCAAAACTGAGAAGGTACGAACAGGTTGTCAGAATAACCCCTGTTCAGGTCTCGCACTACCCTCTGAATGAGATACCCCGCCTTGATCGGCGAAATCCCCAGGGCGCTTATAAAGGCGCGTTCCACCCACTCCTGGTGCCCCAGAGTCTCGTCAGGACGGACCAAGGGGGGGAGATTTCTGCGGGGGGAGTCGTAAGATGCCTCTGGGGCGGAAAGACTGGCCACTGCCGTTTTCCAAACATCCCCAGCCACGTCATAATCAAAAGCTTTAAGTGCCATGGCTCGCTGACGAAAACCCGCTGCCTTGCGGGCTGCCGGGGGTAACGAGAGGAAGTCTATCAATTTACGAACGAGATCGTCATTATCTGGCAGAGCCAGCACTCGACCAGTCTCGTTTTCTGTAAAGTATCGCTCGACCCGAATAGGTGTCCCGCCGATCTGGCGGCAGACGGACGACATGGCGGTATGGTCAACAGACATGACCGGTGTGCCGCAACAGGCCGACTCCACCTGAGGCATGCCAAATCCCTCGCATACCGAATATTGAACACAGACATCCATGGATGAATACACCGCCCCCATCAAGCTCCGAGGCAGGCCCATCGAGACAGTCGGGGTTGCAATCTGAGACGAACCACAATGAAGGCATGATCCGGCAGGCTCCTGCCACAACGATGCAAAAGCACCACCGCAGGACCGACATCCGAATGTAAATAAACATCTATGGGAGCAAGAGTTACGCAAAATATACTTGGGGAGATCCCAGCCCACGTCAGGCCAAGCGGTGTGACAGTAAAGATATAGTTGACGACTAATATGTTCCGGGGCAGATTTCAGAAGCCTAGAAAAAGCCTCGAATAGTTCAGGGAAAAGTTTTCTCCCCTGGTTTCTCATGACGGCTCCGACCACTAAGGAATCAGGGGGGATGCCTAGCATTTCTCTAGCCTGACCTTGATCTACAGGATGAAATACTTCAGTCTCAGCTCCGGGCGAAGCTACGCCACCGAGCCGGATCCTTTGGTAACGAGACAAGACATCTCTGCCGTAGTCAGAGTAGGTCAAAACCACGTCCGCCTGGGATACAGCAGCCAACCATTCCTCATCCTGCGGTTCGCCGTCAACGGGGTGCATGAACACCCAGCGAAAAAAAGGTCGCAGAGGGGAATACTGAATGAATGCATCCGTCCACGGATCCCGAGCAGAAATAACTACCTCAGGCTTGAACTCGAGGACGGCTTCCTCAAACGCAGTGGCGCCAAAGGAAGGCTGAGATGGATAAAGTCCACACTGAGGATAATCAGCACCACGGGTGGTGACGAAAAAGGCGGGCCAGGGAATCCCAGCCCGCCTTGCGTCGTTGGGATCACCGTAACAAGCGATTTCCGCCACCTCGTGACCGGCTGAGACCAGGCGCCGAGCAACTTGCGCCATATAGGTAGCATAGCCCGTTTGAAGCCAAGTGGCCTCACCGACCAGAAGGATTCTTGACATCAGAAGGGGATTTCCTCAGAGTTATCAGGTTGGAATCCAGCGTCTTCATCCTCAACGCCAACTACGGCAGGGGTGGGGGCACCCTTGACTCCCACAAAGTGAAATTTATGAACGCGGAATCGAAGAGCAGATCTCTTTTGGCCGCTAGCTTTATCTGTCCAGCTTTCGGTTCGAGCAGCCGCCTGGACACACAACTTGCTGCCTTTGGTCATATACTTGGCAATAACATCCGCGGATTTGTCCCATACCTCACAATCGATGTAGGCTACTTGCTCATCCCCATCCTTACTTTTGCGGCCTGAGTTTACCGCCAGCGTAAATCTTGCCACCCGATGCTCTGTGCCAACGGTGCGGACTTCTGGATCGCGAGTCAAGTTACCGATGAAGATGCACTCGTTCACAATTCACCTCAAGTCAATTGAAACACCTTGTTGATGAGAAGCGACTTTCGTTTTTTGTCGCGTCCCCCCTGAACAAGGACCGTATTCCCCTGAGTGAGGAGATGCCTATACTCCTCTAACGCCTCAGAGAAACACGTAACATCGTCCAGAACACCGGACGAGTCTACGAGAGAAAGGAACGCCATCTCTGTTCCTTTTTTGGTTCTAATAATCCTGACAGAGCGGATCTCGACTCCCAGCAAAAGAAAACCAGTCTTGCCAGCCAGGAATTCACCGACCGTAGTATTGGCATCAGCCAGATCGCACCCGTCAACACGAGTGCAAGTTAGGGGGAAACCAAACACCTGCTCCTCAGCCCATGCTACCCATGCGGGATTATCATTCAAGGGGGTTGGTGGCGATTCTAGCAAATGTGCCTGGCCACTCACTAGGCTGACACGTTTTGCGTTGGCGCAACCTCCACCTTCTTTTTTCGTCTTTGCCATGGCTTTCATGGCGCCGGACAAAGTAGTATCTTGATCGATAGCTTGACCAGCCAGATATTCTAGCTCCTTGTCAGTCATTGAGCCTACCACTTCCAATTCGGCCAACATCCTCTGTCTTTTCAAACCAAACCAATCAAGCGCGCCAGCCATTACAAGACGCTGACTTATCGAGACTGACGCCGCGCCGACATGAAATAACCAATCAAACCAATACCACTGAGACAAAGGCTTATTAACCAATTCCTCTACTTCTTTTATCCGAGATAGCATCTTAACCAAACCAGCGCCACCTAGCCCTTTGATGTTACCTAGTCCGAAATAAATATTTACTCCATCCGTATGGAACACTGTCTGCTTCTGTCGGACGTCAGGAGGTAGAACAAGAACGCCCTGGCGCCTGGCGTCCTCGACTAGCTCCATGACCTCCAGGTCAGGCTTTACTTTATCCTCGGCGTACGAGAGCCAGGACGTGTAAAATTGCACGGGAAAGTGAGACTTTAGATAGGCAGTGTCGTAGCCAGTCATTCCGTATGACATACTATGACTGCGATTGAACGAGTATCTTCCTGACTTTTCGATCCAACCCCAAATCTCAGCGGCCATTTGCTCGGGCACAACTGCTTGTCGAGTCGCCCCCTCCAAGAATAGCTTCTTAACCTCGCCCATCTCGCGCTGATCCTTCTTACCTATCGCTTTCCTCAAACGATCGACATCCTTCAAATCAAAACCAGCGATCTTAGCTCCGATCTGCATCGCTTGCTCTTGATATATCATAATTTGCTCTGTCGACCCAAGAATCTCATCGAGTGCTGGGTGAAACGAATCTGCAGATTCCTCTTTGTTGACGCGTCGGCAGTAATGTTCAGTCATCGATATCCCATGTTCGTCCTTAGCCATAAGACAACCCGGACGAAGTAGCGCCCCAAGAGCTGATAGATGCTCATTATTGCGGGGCCTAAGTCTCTTGGACCATTGGGACCCAAGCCTGCTCTCAAGTTGGAAAACGCCTTTGGTGATCCCCTGCGACATCATATCCCATGGTAATGAGCAATCGGGAAGATGATTAACATCGACATCTAGGAGAGGTAGCCCGCCCTCGCGGGGGGCGGGACCGATTATGGGCCATTGACACCCGCACGACATCGTGTAAATCACGATATCACCCCTGGGTTTTTGGCGCAAGCGCCCCTGAACTCAACTTTTGTCGCATAGTAACGGTGAACCTTAAGGAACCTCACGATTAAATCTGCGGTTTGTTTAGTGTCCACCATAGCGGAATGAGCGCCCTCTGACGACATACCGAAGTACTTTCGGAGTGTGTCCATCTTACGGTCCGGAAGCTCGTCGGAGTTTTCAAACCACATCTCCAGCATATCTTCCAAATCATAAATCTTGCGTCGGTGAAACAAGTTTTGATCACCATTTTTATCAACTAGTCCGTACTTGGCACACAACCGACTAAAGATCGGCAGATCAAATAATCGAATGTTTTTGCCTGCTGCGATAGGCGCGCTGGCAAACCCGTTACCCTTGGCGTTAAAGCGTTTGATAAAGCCGGCGAAAGAACGCCATACTGCTTCCTGCTCAGGAGCGTGCTTGAGTTGATCGCGAGTTTTGCCGTTGACGGCCAAGGCCTGATCTTGCAAAAGCGAGAAGTCGGTAGGTTTGCACAGGCTGTAAAAAGTGCCATCTGGCACCGGAGCCAACGTCCGTGGGTTGATAGCTATGGCGGCAATCTCGATTGGCTCTGTTGTGCGCGTATCCAATCCGCCGGTCTCAAAATCGAAGCAAATGATTATGTTAGAATTCACTGGTCATTCTCCTTGTGCATTTCCACCCATAAATTGACCGATACTCCATCTGAACCAATCTTATTATTGAGAACGCAGTAAGGATCTTCAGCGGCAGAGATAAACGCGCTGTCAATCCTGACCTCGCCACCAGCCTTGATGATCAAGGCCTTAATGATGCGACCAAGGTCTTCAGTGATTTTGTTTTTTGCTTCGGACATCTCGGCAAGAGCATCGAGAAGCGCTAGATTGTGCGAGACAACCTTGGACGAAAGGCTAATTTCATCATCTTTATTTTTTTTACTCACCACGCGATTTGCCTCCCTTGAGCAGCGACACTACGCTCTGAATCTTATCCAGGGCCGCAACACCAAGTATGTCGAATTTCACGAATCCCATCGCTTCGAGGTCTACCATCTCAACCCCACAGATTTGCCGTTGCGTGCTCTTGTCGTATACCATAGGACAACAGTCAGTCAAAGATCTAGGGGCAATTACAACTCCCGCAGCATGCTTGCCTTGATTACGCTTGGTTCCTTCTAGCCTGATGGCCTGGGCGAACTCTGTCGCTAGGGGTCCTTCTAACGTCCCGTCTTCGAGCAATCGGCACCAAGGAGCCAATCCCTTAGAGTTATTCTCTAGCGCCCACTGAATGATAGAAGCCTCCCCTGTGTCCTCGCGCATTTCTTGTAATTCGTCAGCGATAGCAGCCTCGTCGGGAATGTGATCGGTGATACAGTTAACCTCGTCGAATGTCCCTTTTTCGTGAACTTTCATCACATCTTTGATTGCTGCTCGCCCTTGCAATCGGCTGAACGTGACCATCTGTGCAACTTTATCGTTGCCATATAGATCCCTCATGTGGTGAACCACTTCGTCCCTATGGGAGATGGGGAAATCGCAGTCGATATCCGGCAAGCTTACGCGGCCCGGCTGGTTGCGACCGGCGTTATAAAATCGCTCGAACAGAAGTCTGTATTTGACCGGATCGACATTAGTAATGTTCAGGAGGTAGGAGATGAGACAACCTGCCCCGGATCCACGCCCTTTCCCTACAAGCCACCCATTCGACCTGGCCCACCCGCAATACTCGCCGACTATCAGGAAGTAGGGTGATAATCCTGCCTCCATGATGACTGCCAGCTCCATGTTGACGCGATCTCCATAGGTCTGGTAATCGGAGGACCCTCGTTCGATCCATGGTAACTTCTTTCTCCACCCCTCCCTACATAGTTGGCGCAAGTGATCATCAGCAGTGACTCCTTTAGGGCAGGCAAACTCAGGAAGCTGAGGACTACCTAGAACATTGACGTCCCCGCACAAATCAGCGATCACAAGAGAGGACTCGATTTCCTCGGGCTGATGCAAAGCCTGAATTTCTTGCAGCGATGGAATGTGGTATCGATTAGAACGGAAAAATGCGCCGAGAGAACTATCTTCATCCTTGGCAAGCGCCGAACGAATAGACGGCAGCGTGCTTTGCAAAGAGATAGCCATGAGAACGCGTTGATCGCTGGCATCCTCGCGGGTTGGATAATGCGCGTCTGGCGTAGCTAATGTCTTGAGATTATGTTTTTTAGCAAAGCATCTTAGGGCTTTGACTGCAACAGCGGCTGCTGGCAAATTATCTTGATCAATAGCCTGAATTTCCACCCAAAAGTTTTCGGGGCCAAACGCTACTTGATACTGTCTCGAGACAGCCAAAAGCCTAGATTCCCAATCTGAGGGAACCAGGTTGCGAGCTTCTTCGTAGGTGTGCGCTTCATATGCCTTGCGCGCATCAGAAAACAGAGCGTTGCATAGGTCACTGCCGGGGTGCCCTGAGAAAGCGATCCCGTGCCCACCCATCAACCGTCCCAAACTTGGCAAATCCAGCCGCGGCTTCTTATAGAAGTTGTCAGGGTTGTTACTAGAAGATGACGCGCGGACTAACCGCTTCCACCCTTCGTCGCCCTTCGCTAACACGCATACTCTTGAGTGAATGCCGTTTTCCTGATTTTTTAATCTCGAGTCTTGCTGCGACAAGTAAAATTCGCAGCCGAGAATCGGCTTGATATTTTTCTTGCGTAAAGCTTTAGAAAAGTTGATCGTGCCAGACAGAGTGCCGTGGTCTGTAATCGCACAGGCCTTATACCCCAAGGCTTCACATCGAGCAGCCACTGCCTCTGGTTTTGAAAGCCCTTTTAGTAGGCTATAATGAGTATGAACATGCAACGGAACCCATGCTGACATCACGCCCCGCCCTTTCGCAGCCAAAATATAGCCAAGAAATTTTGCTCAAAGTCATCAGTCACGACAAGCAATAAGATCGTAGTATGATTCGCTCAATATGTCTGCTCCTACATTAGAATTTTTTACATAGTCGCTAAATTTTTTAAGTCTAACGATTGACGTCGGCGCAGGGCGATGGCCCCGGCTGTAAAGTCAGCCAGGACCCCGACCAAATCAAGATAACAAACAAGCTGAGTGCTCAACGGTTGTCTCCACTCCCGCCTAAGGCGCCACGGCGCTGGCGAGAGAGTAGCTTTTCAAGATTCCCGCGAGCAACATTATCCAGAGATACTTTCAGGTCTTTGGCGATAGCAGCCACATACCAAAGAACATCGCCTAATTCATCGATCAAAACCTTTTTCTTGTCGTCGCTCAGCACTCCGCCGTCATCACGGATGATCTTCTTAACCTTGTTGCAAATTTCTCCTGCTTCCCCAGCCAATCCCAGAGTCGGATAGGTCAAAGACGCACTATCTGGATAAATAGCTGTGGTATTAGCCTCAAACTGGTACTCGTTCAAAGTCATGGTGCCTCCTTAAGTTCGTCCTGTGGTGCGGCATAAGTGGGGCCGTGACCCAAATCGGTTAGACGCTCCGGACGTAAGAGGTCTTCCCGACTCAAAAACCCCCGAAACTCATAAGGCCCGGGGAATTCGCCCACGATAAGCGAATACGACTGCAATTTCTCGCACTTATCTAACTTTCCGGGCACGGCCAACAATCGACCAGAACGATATTTGGTCGCTTTCACGTCGACGGTTGTCCCATCGTGAAGTACAGCATCGTACATTGGCCTGTCTTCCAGTTGAAGATCAGGATAAACATTGTACATCTTACAAAAAGCAATCTCAGCAGCAATTCCTTCTAGGTCGGTGGTCTCGCAGTCTTGTGGACCGACCTTCATGTCTTTGGTATTGACCTGCCTATTTTTTGCATAACGTGCCTGTGCCAAATATTTTGCCAGCCTTTGTTCGGCGTTGTTCAACACAATCTTTGTTCCGATTTTAACAGTTTGAATCACTGTGGGTCTCCTAAGAATATAGGGGCGTCCGTATTACCATCAAGGCGTTCCGTCCTACCACCTCCTGAGCCGTAGCCAGCCCAAGGTTCACCTTTAGCATATTTGGCGATAACTCGACCCAAATCAAGCTGAATCAGTTCCTGTCGATAGTGCTCGCATGTTGACAGCCCCGAATCGGAATGTTGGTCGTCATAAAAGTGGCAGAGGCGTCGGCATTTCCAGTTATTGGGGTCTCGGTCAAGAATGCGATTAGGGAAATTATCCGAGCGAATCTTCTCAAACTCGCAACGGATCATGGAAAGAGTCTCGGGCAGATCGGATCTCTGATAGCACAGGCTGTACGGTCCTCCATCCTGAATAAAATAGATTGTCATTAAGATGTCATCATCGGGATACAAGTGGCAAAGAGCGAAGTGATACAAACGCAACTGGAAGTCTTCCTGCATGTCCTCGTACTCTTTTGTCTTGTCCTTTATCCAGCAGCGACGTTTTCCGGTCTTCCAGTCGATGTATTCGATAAGCCCAGGTCTCACGCGGGTGACGAGATCCATTGTCCCGCGCAGGACCAGTCTCCCTTCATATCGGCGACCATCGGGCAGATCGTAGTTGTACTTGGCCCAGTCTTCCTCAAGTTCGATCTCGAAATACTGCTCCGGCATGACCACGTCGCGTTTGACGGGGGAGAACATGCCGTCGTTAAATAGAAGAACGTCCCAGGTCCAATTAAAACATTTTTGAAAGTCGCCTTTGGTCCATGGGTGAATAGTGCGTTCGGGATGAGTATAGTGGTCCCATCCAGCCTGGACAGCCATTTCTGGGGTAAAGGTTGCGGTAGAAAACTCTCTTTCCACTTCTGGGTCCGAGAAGGTCTTGTCGCGATTCTGTTGAGCAAGCTTTTTGCGAGCTAGCAACTCCAGAGCTTTATGAACAATATTACCTGATTCGGCCTTTTTCCCCGACGGTTCTTTTAGGCCGAGATTGCTGGTGATAAAGAATTTGTGCGGGCACCAGCCGTAACTCCCTACGGAACTGGACCGCAGGAATGTTACGATAATTGCGATGACTCCTTGAGATATTTGATGATAGCATCAAGCTGCTCCATCTTTGTCATAAAAGTATTGTCGATGACTGCGTCGAAAGAATAGCCATTCAATGAGTTTTCCGAAGAATGGTCGTCGATCTTTGGGTCGCCACTCCTTGTCAACAGAACAATTTTACCTCCGCGTTTCCGAATAGCGTCGCATTCATTTGGAAACCTAAGATCTGCGACGACAGCCAAGTAATCGATAGCAATTGACCGCTCTTCATCTGAGGCAATCTTTTTCATCGTGGCATGGACATGGATCATGGGATCCATGGTTCGACAAATCTCCGTGCCAAAATACTGTAGAAATTCGCGCCCAGTCATTCTTCTGTTGCTTGGAGGTTTTGGTTCGACCATTATGCTGTAAGTAGGCATCTGTCCCCAAGCATAGGGGAT